GTTGTCCGATTAAACAACCTCAACAGTGAAACGACCATAAGAGTTCATGCGGTTCTCACACAACCCTTCGATCTCTCCACACAACTCAAGGATCTCTATTACCTCAGACATGTTGATGATCTCCTCATTCACAGTAAGAGTGAAAGTAATCGACCACTCATGAAAGATAGGACGACAAGTCATCACCTTACTGTTCTTCACGTTGACCGATCTCACATCCCTGAACTTCTCGTTAGCCCATAATCCTTCGATATCTCTTGGGCCATCATACTCTATTGGGACTTCAGGTTGAGCTATCTGCACACCGCGTTGTATCTGTTTACCACGCTTTGAAAGCTTAGCCCCTGAACGGATCATTGCTCTCAATGCGTACCCAGGCATGACAGGTCTTGTCCCATCATGATACAGTCCACCTTCCCACTTCAGACGATAGATCATCTCATGATCCTCATCCGTCTTAGTTCTCTTACCAGTGTACTGTTTCAACTCTTTAGACAGTGGGTCTAAAGGGTTAGCTAATCTATCACTCTGCACCATTAACGGACTGACACCTGTCAGCTTTATTTGCTTACGTTCCATATATCTCCTATATGAATGTAGTTAAGAGCCCCCATAAAGGGGGCGATTGATTAGACAGCAGGACGCTGACTACGTGGCTCTCCACCAAGATCGTAAGAACTATCCTCTCTTGGTTTTTGTTCTGGGAATATGTCTACGACACGAAAGGTTATGAACTTATCCTTGTTCTGAAAACGTGTGTGTACATGTACAACATCACCTTTTCTCAAAGCACGGATCGTCTTACCCTTTCCTTTCCCTAAGTTATCCTTGGACTCGATGAACTCACAGTTCGCCCATGACGTTTCATTTTTCCAAGTGTTTGTGGTTTTATCCATACGAGGCATGTCCACAGCAATACCAAACTTCAGGACAGTACCCCAATCCATCACTTTTTCTTCTGGGTCAGCACCAAGCCGACCTGAGAAGATACATAAGTTTTGACAAAACATAGAATTACTCCTGTAAAAATGTAAAGCCCAGGCTCGCTAAAACCTGGGCTAAAGAAAGAAAGCGCACGTTTATATCCTGAGCAGGGACATGAACAACCTGCCTCAAGGGTGACTGAAAAAGGAGAGCAATTCAGCCACCCACAAAGAGGAGATATAAACGCTGTGCGGTGGTTATATTTTAAGTGCCACTCCCGCTAGGCAACGGACCAAACAAGTCATCAAGACTTGTATTAAAAAAGGTAGCCAGCTTTCTAGCGTTTTGGGTACTGGGAACCCTCACCCCAGTACGCCAGAATGCAACAGTTACCTCTTTTACCCCTATAGATTTGGATAAAGATTTGTTTGTTATTTCTTTGTCATACATAAGTGCTATCAACTTTTTCTGAAAGTGTGTTTTCTCTTTCTTAGTTGACTTTGGGATCGACATCTCTGAATGCGACTTTTCCTTCGTCATCTTCAAACTCTTCGACTTCCCTAATATTGACATAAGACCCATATATTTTTGCCTGTCCGTAGTTCTGCAAAGCAGTCTCGTGATTGTACCCCTTGACCACAACTCCGATCATAAATAGTTTTTCCTTACCTTCACCTGGAAGGATCACTTCAAATGCAGGGTCTTTAGCACCATATATTCTTCGAGACATAAGTGAGTTTATATAAATGTTAAGCAAAATAAACATCAGTATAATAAATAATACATGAGTAATGTCAAGCATTTTACCTCAGACAAGTTCTCCAAACAATGTGTAGTCCTGGACAAAAGCCATACGTGCTGTCCCCGTAGCTCCAAATCTATTCTTGGCTACCTGCACCTCAGCAGTACCCTTGTCCCTGCTGTCATAGTCATAGTAGTCATCACGATACAAAAGAAAGATTCGACTGGCAGCTTCTTCGATCTTACCAGACTCAGACAGATCCGATATCGCAGGACGTTTACTGGTTCTCCCTTCCACGCCACGATTGATTTGAGACAGCAACATAATATTAATCCCAAGGCTCTTTGATAACTCTGCAAGATCATCAACTACTTCACCAACCTCAAGATACCTGGCATCCCTCGTTGGGACTTTGATTCTCTGCACATAATCAACAACAACAAACTTGACATCAAACCTTCTAACATGCGAACGAATGGATGCGATCACCTCAAACAGTGATCTGCTCTTGTCATCAATGAATAGCTTCAGATCCGACAACTCTTCAGCACATGTCTCAAACTTCATCCAGTCCTCAGTAGACATGTCATTGTTTGCGATGTTCCCTTCTTTGATCAGACACCTACCTGCGATGATCTTTCTAATGATTTGTAGTCTAGGCATTTCGATGCTGATCATCAGCGATGGCACTCCTGATTGGGCGATGTTGTACATCATAGACGTACCAAAGGATGTCTTACCCATACCAGTTCTACCTGCGATAATATCAAGTTGACCTAACTGCAAACCCCCATCAAGAAACCTATCGACTGAAGGCCAAGTTGTTGGGAGTCTCTTGTGTTTCGATCCACCAGTCTGCATCTCTGTAAGTTGCTCAACCAAACCATCAGCAAACTTCGTAGCCTGGAATGTGGATGTTCTCTCCATCACACTATCCAATCTCTTCTGGGTAAGATGGATTACCTCTTCACTGGTCATCCCATCCATGACAGCTTCTTGGATTGACTCACCTACACTTATAAGTCTCCTTGATTCAGCATTCTCTCTGACTGACAGAGCATGCTGTTCCAACAACTCAGGCATGGGTGGGGCTGTCAAAGATAAAGTCTCAATGTATTCTTGAGACAACCCGCTTGGTTCTCTTTTGATTTTCTTCCAAAGAGTAACGGAAGATACTGGTATGCCTGAGCGTGTGAGATTAACTATCTCAGTGAATATAATCTTGTGTCCCGCATGGAAGAAATCATTCTCTTTAACAAGAGAAGTGACCGTATCTACATACTCAGGTCTACTAATGACTGCACTAAGTAGACGTTTCTCCTCGTCTATAGCTTCCTGGTGTATCGTCTGCATTGACATCCCATGTAATTTCTTGTTCAAACTGTGAGTAGATTACATCTCTTGTGGCAGGGAGTGACTTCGCTTCATCGTAGCATTTCGTAAACTGCTCACGAAACTTGCGGTCACCCATCCTATCGAGACTCTCCCCTAAGAATCTATCAGTCCCTCTCAGTCTCAAGATTGTTTCACCCATGTACTTGTCCCCAACAATCTTAATCTTTGCACCACCCTTGAGTATGTTCCCCAAAACAGGAGAGTTGAGGAACTTCCACAAGGCTACGTCTGAGCTAGATGCTTTCTGGTATTCATCACCCATGAATCTAGCTTCAGTTGGGTTCCACCATGTAGCTCCATGCTTCTTGTATATATTCATAGACTCGCACTTCGCAACATAGTTTATGGTCCCCTTCATGACTACACTTCTCCCATACTTGTTGACAGATTTCATCCAGTTCGTGAAAGCAGGTATCTTATCGCCAACTCTCGATGGATCTTTGCCTCTGTAAATCTTCCAGTCCTGTTCAAACTCAGGTGGGTATCCATCCTTGGACTTGCTTACCTGCTTCTCCTGCTCAGGTTTCTTAAACAAATCATGACTTAGATTGAGAAACATCTTTGATACATTGATCTTATGCTTTCCACTCTGGCTCATTGTCTTGTTAGTCTTGATGGTCATGACTCCCATCTCTTCATACCCCTTAAGTCTGGTCCTGAACTCTTGCCTAGTGAGAGAGCACAACTCAGCAGATCTTGTCATAGTAAAAGGAATATACCCGAACTCATCCGCTGTGATTATAAAATGAAACAACGGATTCTTATAAACTATGTGCTTGTAGTAGGGATGATCTGGTGTGATTGAACTCTCAAACGTAAGCCTACTGTGTAACTGGTTCCCTGGACTTGGCACGTTGCTCTCCTATCATGTTCAGTGCTTTGTCTTTGACAGATGTAGGTTCATCTGATCTGCCAACTTGTTCCTGGCTAAAGTAAGTATCAATAAAGGTTCGCGATCTCGTTATCACGCCAAGCATTTTCTCGTAGTCCTCATCACTAAACGAGTCACGTTGAGCGTTAAACACAGTCACAAACTTATCCAGAGATGATGAGAAGGCATCTATATTATCCTTCGTTAATCCACCATGAGAACTCACATGCTGCAAGTTGCTCTTACATTGTGTGTGCAAGGGTTTGATATCCGTATGTTCAGCCTTCAATTCCCTGAATGCTTCTTTTTGCTCATCGGTAGGGGGTTGACCACTACCTGATGGTTCCATATGAGAATCATCCTCGACATCGACTCGTGGGTCATAGTCTCCGACATCCTGTCCTTCGACTG